CATATGTTTACGAGCAAACATTTCATACATTTCATCTTGTATGTTTTGAAATTCGTTTGATAAATCTGGATATTCTTCTTCAAAAATAGTTATGATTTGGTTTGCTTCATCATCCATAAATTCTTGAATTTTCTTGCTTGGATATTTGGCATCCATAATTTCTCTATCGCTCATAACTTTTTCTATTTCTTTTGCGTTATTACCAAAATGGCCTACGTTTTCTTCTAAATACTTTGATATTGAACTACCCATTTAGTAATCCTTTAGTATTAAAATATTTATCTAATGCTGATAATCTATCATCGGCATCAACTAACATAATAAGTGCTTCTTCAGCATTTTTATAAAAGTCTCCTGTGGAATGGTCTCCAATACCAACTCCCTTGTTACCTAACAATTCAAGTGATAACATAGCTTTTGCTTTATCTGCTTGTGCAGATGTTCTTAACATATCTACTAATTTACTCATTTTAATATAGTTTTAATTTCTTTTTTATCTAACCCTCTATCCGTTAATATACGATTTATCTCTGTGGTATCCAACAAAGTTAGGTATTCATTGACTTCTCTTGATGAACATTTAAAGTGGTCTCTTAAATTGTCTATTAATATAACATTTCTTTTTTTAATTGATGATTTTATGTATTTATTCCATTTATTGTTTTTAGGAATAAATTCTTTATATACATTATATATCATAATCTTTTCTTGGGGAGGGAATTCTTGTACAAGATTAACCACCTCTATATAGTCAGTATTCTGGCTCATAAAACGATGGATCATATATGAATTAAACAATTCCCAATCCTTATCAGTAAAAGATGATGAAGGTGATTTTTTTGAATTAATCTCCTTTATCCAATCAAATATATTTTTCATTTATACTAATTCGTCTTTTAATTCCTCTCTCAATTCAACTGGGATACCTTCACCTAGTATTTTCATTGTTGTTGGGTCATAAAAAACGGGAATAGGCATAATTGCATCATTATCTGTTCCTGCTACGAATTTAGAAATTTTTCTTAGAATAACTCCACTCATAAAGATGCTTCCACCATCTTCATTAGTTATTCCAGTTGTGTTAGTTAAATCTATGTTTAACTGTGGTGCTTGTGGTGCTTGACTCATAATTACTTGTTATTTATTAAATTTGTTATTAAACTTATACAATTTATTTCTTTATCTAAACGAAAATTAGCCTTATACTGATGATCATTTATTAATATAGCTGCAGTACCTTCTTTATTTGGTAGGTATTCACTAGCATTGTCAAATAGATATCTAAATAGATCTTCAAAATCATCAACATTTGAATCAGCGAGTATCTGTCTTATCTTTTTGATTTGTGGTTTAGATTGTTTTAATTCACCTACTATAGCAGACATATAGCCTGTAGATACAAGTAAAGAATCATCTATCTTTAATTGACCTTCAGTACTACTTGATTGTATAGTGTTAAGCATTTTTCTAATATCAGGATAAAACCTGTTAACAATTTTCCCAATGGCAGTGGGTTCATAACTAATGCTCTCAATATCACAAATAGTGGCTAAATGTGCTGCTACTTCTTTTTTAGTAGGTGGTATTATTTTAAATGTTTGACACCTTGATTGTAAGGGGTCTATAATTCTTTCTACATAATTACAGGTTAAAATAAACCTAGTGGTACGTGAAAATGTTTCAATTATATTACGAAGTGAAGCCTGTGCTTGAATTGTAAGAAAATCTGCTTCATCCAAAATTACCACTTTAAGGGGTTTAAAAGAAGCAACACTTGCAAAACTTGATACTTTATCTCTAATAGTTTCAATTCCCCTTTCATCAGAGGCATTAATATAAAGATGGTCACAATCTAGATTTCTAACTATGATTTTTGCTAATGTTGTTTTACCAACTCCGGCAGTACCATAGAATAAATAATTCTGTATGTCATTATTAGTCAATTGATGGGATATGGAGGATTTTAAATTCTCATTTCCAACATACGTTTCTAAAGTTGTAGGCCTATGTTTTTCGTTTAATAAACTATTTTCTTTAGTATTCACCATATATAGAGAATTTCTGTTCTTTTGGTTTTTCAATTATAACTTCTTCTGCATCTATAGCAAACAATTTACCTGCTAGTGGAGATAATTTATACTCACCTTTAAATCCTGTTTTAGTCATATAAGCTTCTAAAGTATCAGTTAAACTTTTATGAACTGGACCACTAGGTTCATTTGCAATTAGTCTCCATTTGTCTCCAGGAGGTACCCTCCTAGCGATTAATATGTCTTTTTCTATTGTTTTAGTTTCTTCCATAATATGAATATACGAAAAATAAATGGGGGAGACAAAAACTCCCCCAATTATCTTATTGTTCTCTTACAGATGCTTTTTTATAATCTGTAATTAGATTTTTAATAGCCATTGCCGCTTTACGAGCTCGTTGTTGGGAGGCTTTTGTTGTTCCTGCATTGTTTTCTGCTAAGGTATTGAAATTTTCTTCAATCGCCTCAAATAATTCCTGTTTTGTCATTTTTATTTATTTATTTATTAATATTAATTTACATCATTCCAGCACCTATTTGGGCGTTAGAATCTAACATTCTCATTTTTTCCAGTTGAGATGTTTTATCTTGAGTCAAAGTACACTCAGTTAATAATACTGTTCCTGCTACTGATGCCGCATTTTCTAGTGCTAATCTTGTTACTTTAGTTGGGTCAATAATACCTGCTTCTTTGAAGTTTTCAATTTCTTCTGTTTTAAGATTATATGATTCCCAAACATTATTATTTTTAATAATATCACGTGCTAAAATACTAGAATCTGTATTTGATATACCAGCATTAGTTAAAATTTGTTCGAAAGGCATACCACAAGCATCATATACAATTTGTGCTCCAATAGTACCTTTGGTAATAGATTCACGTGCAACTAATAAAGCTTTTCCACCTCCAGGTACTATACCTTCTTCAATAGCAGCTTTTGTAGCGTGTAATGCATCGTCAACTCTATCTTTTCTTTCTAACATTTCAGTTTCAGTACTTCCACCTACGTGTACAATAGCTACTCCACCAACAAATTTTGATAAACGATTTTGTAATTGCTCTTGTTCATATGGAGTTTTACTTTTTTGGATTTGTTCCTGTAATTCATCAACACGTTTTGATATTGCATCGGCATCTCCTTTACCGTCTACAATAGTTGTTTGTTCTTTGGTAATGGTTGCAATTCTTGCTTCACCAAACCAATCCCAACTAAACTTATCAAGTTGCATACCCTTATCTTTACTAAATACTACACCACCTGTTAGATTGGCAATATCTTCTAAGACAAGTTTTCTTCTATCTCCAAAATCAGGTGCTTTTACAGCACATACATTAACTGTACCTCTCATTTTGTTTACAATTAAGGTAGCTAGAGCTTCATTATCAATATCTTCTGCAATAACTAATAATGATTTTCCTTGTGCTGAAACAGCTTGTAATATTGGTAATAATTCTTTTACTGTATTTAACCTTTGATCTAAAATTAGAATCGCTGGATTATCTAAAGTACAAGACATAGTATTATTGTCAGTTACGAAATAAGGTGATTTATAACCTCTATCAAACTGCATACCTTCTACTGTTTCAAGATAAGTATCTCCTGTTTTAGACTCTTCAATGTGTACTACACCTTCTAAACCTACTTTATCAATTGACTGAGCAATTAATTTACCTGTTTCAGGGTCATTATTTGCTGATATAGTTGCAATTTGTTCCAACTGATCTTCTGATGAAATATCTTCTGATACTGAACTTCTTAATTCAGATGTAACTTCTTTGATTGCGGATTCAATTTGTCTTTTAATTTCTACAGCGTTTTCACCATTATCAAGATGAGATAATCCTTTTTTAATCATTTCTCTTGCTAATAAGGTAGAAGTTGTTGTACCATCTCCTGCTTTTTCAGCGGTTTTAACTGCTGCTTGTTTAATTAACAATACCCCTAATTCTTCACTAGGATCATCTAATAAAAATGATTTTGCAACTGTTACTCCATCTTTAGTTGATTGAGGTGCTTCTTGTGCCCCTCTAAAAATTACTACATTTCTTCCGTTAGGTCCTAAAGTAGCAACAACTGCATCTGCAAGTTTATCTATCCCTGTTTGTAGTTTTGTTCTGGCATCTTTGCCGTAATGAATTTTTGTTTCCATTTCTTAATTGTTAATTAGTTGATTCTTCTACTTTTGCTAGTACTTGGTTTTCTGGGCCTATGTAATACTCTTCTCCTTCAAAGGGTAATTTTGTAAAACCTTGTGTTGGAAGTACTACTTTATCCCCAATTTTTACTTGTGGTACTAATAATACTCCACTGATAGTATATCTACCAGGACCCACAGCGATAACCTCACCAAAGGTATTTGTATCTTTCCCCATATCAGGAACGATAATATTACCATATACTGCTTCTTCGGCTTCTATGGGTTTAACGATAACTGCATCATAAAATGCTCTTAGCTCTTTCATCTACGTACTGTTTTAAATTTAATGTTATTTGTTTATAATTCTCTATGTATTCACTTAATTGATTGTAATCCTTATCATTAGACTGTAATTCAGAAATTCTCATTAGAGCTGCTCCTATAGTAGGATAGTAATACAAAGACTTTTCATAAGTCTTAGTTTTACCTTTAGCTCTAAAATGGGACGCATCTGATGTTACATTCATTTTAATAGTGTAACTATACTCGTCTTTAGTAATAAAGTAAGGTTCCAGTAAAGGATCGGTAATAGTCTTAATAGACTTTCTTTTTGTTGTCATATAACTTATTTATTTAGACGTGAATGTACGAATAATATTGCGCTAGGACACGCTTTTTTGGTAAAACTTTTATTTTATTTTGATTGTTTTTGCTTTTTTAGATTCCGCAATTGGAATAAATAGATGAAGCAAACCATCTTTCATTTCTGCTTCTAACTTCTCAAGTTCGAATTTAGCTGCTACTTTATAACCTAAGTTAAAAGATCGTTTAGCTAATCCTTTATAGATGTAACCTGTGTAATCTTCTTCTTCTTCGGTTGGTTTATCATAGATAATTTTTAAAAGATCTCCATCTATTTCTAGTTGAATGTCTTTTTTAGTTAGACCAGTACAGGCAACTTCAAAGTGAAGTCCTTCATCGTCATAAAAAATATCTAGTGGGTGTGGTTGTTTGTTTTCAAACGTTGTTGGTTGGAAAACTCCGTCTGCCTTGAATAGGTTACGGAATAGTAAGTCGAACGGTGTACGTTCATTGAATAATGTACTCATATCATTTAGTTTTGTGAGGCCGTAGCTCTCGGTTTATTAATTTGTGAATATAACAGCGTGTCCTAAACTCCAATATTAAATTCAGTTATACATATATAAAACTAGTCTAAAGTATCAAAGAAGAATACTTGTGATAATCTTGATGATGCTACATCCCAACCAAAGTAAGTAGGTGCCGCGTGTAGTAAACGAGCATCCCATATAACACATCGGTTAAAAACATTACCTACTTGGTCTACCTTTTCATAAGGTGTAGAATCTACAAAAGTATGTTGGTTAAACATTCCTACACTTTCATTGGCATGTCTACCTCTTGTTTCTTTATGAGCATAAAAACAAGTTCCTGCTTCGTAAGGAGCATCTGGGTTTAAATATACTGCTGCTGCCCATTGTTGACTATCACAATGCCATACAGTATTTATTTTAGCTTCATGGGACTGAAATCTAGCATTCATTTCATAATCTTCCCATTTAGATATTTTTTTACTTAAAGCATTTTCAAATTTTTCTTTTATTCCTTCAAAGAAAAACTGTTTTCTAGTTCTTAATCCTAGGAATCCACTATCATCGTGAAACCATTGTTTAAGAGCAAATTCTCTTAGTTCAAGTGGATTTTCATAAAAATCATCTATAACGGTAAATCTTCTTGCTGCTAACGGGTTTACTTTAAAATCATCTGTTTTAATAAAACCCCAGTCATTTTTTGGTTGTGAGTCTGTATACATAATATTTAATTTAATTTAATTCATTTCTTAATAAGTAATAAATACTTTCTATATGTTCTGATGAAAATTCTATTTTCATCATCCCGTTTGGTGCTATGGATATTTTAGCTGTGTCCATATCCTTGTTATTTTTTAATATTTCACTAAACTTAAGGGCGTTAAACGGTAAACGCATTCCCTCTTCCTTTATCTTACCTTTAATTTGATATGATATTTTATTGCTGTAATTATCTTCTATAGCTTCTGGACTAAACATAAAGTCACATACTAAAGAACCATCTAAATTTTCAGTTGTTTTAACAAGTACACTAGCAGCATCTAATGCCCCTTTTGCTTTTATTAAATGGGTAATATCTTCTTCATCTAATTCTAATTCAACATCAAATTCCGGGTCTGTAACCCAACTTGTTTTTCCTATTGCTAATGGATCAGCAAGTGTATAGGTTAAATTAAAATTAGCGTCCTCAATATACATAACATTTTTTAATGCTCCATTACCACTTAAACTCATTAATAAGTCTCCATTGGTGATAGATAAAAGTTTAACTAATTTATCTGTATCAAATACACCTATATCACTATCTTGTACAGGAAAAGTATTTAATACTGTTTTACATACTAATCCTTCACTTTGGGCATAAACTGTTAATGAATCATCTTTAATTCTCCATTTAACTGATTTGTGTAAGT